TTTTTGAAGCTTTGTCAGCCGATTGGTCAGACTTATCAATGGCCTTCATCATCCTTTCAAAGCGGTTGCGGCTTTCTTCAGCCTTGGCCGCAATAATGCGGAATATGAATCCAGTAAAAGATCCACCAATTAGACTTATTAATTCAATAGGCACATACTAATTTACACTAAACCCTTTTTTTAAGCATTTTATATATATCTTCTATGCTTTCTTTAACATACCAGACTCCGTGCGGAGGCAAAAAGACAAAGGTTACATCTTCTTGTGATTCTGGAGTTTTTTTACCGCGCCTTACGGAGACGATATTAGAGGAATTTAAAATAACAGGTTCGCCTAAATGATTTTCGTGAATATTAGTTAATTTTAAGAACATTAGAGTTTAAATGCTTGAATTGTTAATGGAAATTTATTAGTTTCTTTGACTAGCGCAAGCATGTCTGCCGCAATGTCTTTTATTTCTTTTTGCGCATCTGGCTTGTTTCTTAGATTTAAAAAGTGAGCAAAAGAACGCCAATTAAACATTACGTCTGAACAGATTTGTGTATTGTATGGACGAAAGAATCTTGCAGACTCCTTTGCTCTTTTGCGATTGAAGCCATGATTTTTAACTAAGTCTTCTACGCATTTATGGTAAAGATCAAGCCCTCTTTCGGTATAAGATGTTAGCATTTCCTTCCAAGGTTCTGGCCAATCCGTTGGAATTAAAAAGTTATCTTCTTTGATTTCTTTGTATCTAGCTGATTCGCCGTTTACTGATACTCCGATTCGATGCTTCAAAATGTGAATATGGGAAGCAATATCAGTGTTAACTAAGAAATGTAAGGAGGACTTTTCAAAGGGGGTGTGGTGTCCATTTTCCGCAAGCATTTTAAGCAAATCGCCAACTCTGCCCTTCTTTTCCTCTGTAATATCTCTGCTTGTGGAAGTCCAAGCAGAACAAGCATGAGTAAGATCGTCGCCATAAATTCCTATTAACCTAACGGTGTTTTGCCGATTCATTGTAGATTTGATTGTAGTTTAGTAAGACTTGAGCGTAATAATGGGCATGAAAATCTGGTTTGGCAAGAGTATTTCCAAGTATTTTTTGATGCTCATTAAAAGATTCTAATTCCGCTCGCCAATCGTCAGCCCATTCAATAAAATTTTCTATTGAGTTTTCGTCTACAGTTATAAAATATTGAGAAAGATCAAATATGTGATAATACCAAGATATTTCGTCTTGATGAGGTGGGGGTTTTAAAAATAAACAAAAGGAGTTTGACTTCATCGCCCATATTAGTCTTTCCCAAGATGTGGTATTTCCATTTATATTTAAAATAAATCTATAATTTAATTGATCTTGTATAGATACTGGCTTTGAATAAATTTCTTCTTGAAAAGGTTGTTCAATAAAGTTAGTAATCTTTGCAACAACTAATTCGCTTTGTTTTAATTTTTTACAAAATTTAGTTCTCTGAACTTCGCCATCTAAAAATTTTCTACCAGTATCGGAGCCAAAAAAACATGCTTTATTTATTTTTTGATTAAATGGCTTATCTATATTTGTTAAATTGCTACAAATATTAGCTGTTCTTGGCATATGAGAGTCCGGTATGCAAATATGAACGCTTTTTCTTGGTCTAGCGAAACATAATCTTGATTCGGTTGAGTCGTTCTCGGGTCCATCGTTCAAATTGACTAAACATCTAAAATTTATATTTAAATTAAAATGCTTAATAACTTGATTTGTAAATTCAATAAAAAAATTTAATCTTAAAAGGTCTATTTCTTGAGAGTTTCTTTCTAAGGAAACTCCATTTTCAGAAATAAAAAACTGAGCCTCATTTTTGTGAAGCTCAGTTGTTGCAGGATTTTTGGGTAAATTAATTCTGTTTAAATCAATCTCGTTTAGCAAGCAATATTTTTGAAAATGATTCAATTAGGGAGATGGATTTGCTACTATTCCGGTAGTTGTTAGGACTGGGGCTACGCTATTTAAATTTGTAGCTAAAGATAATCTCATAAGATCAATGTTTCCAAGAGTATTAATAGACAAGCCATTAGCAATGTTTCCAGTATAAAACATGGCGTTACCGGAAGCAATGAGATTAACTTTTGTCGCAACGAGACTTGCAGTATTAGGAGTTTGGAAAAAGAATTCGTTAGTTTTTAAATTAAGATTTGTTGCGCGAACCGCATTGAGATTCATGGCGGCAGATTCAAATACTGTAGCATTGCCTGTGGCTGCAACACTAAGGGGACCAAAACTATGATTGGCCTTTGTAATTGAAACATCGCCAGAGGTTGCAGTAAAAGAAGCTGGCCCATAAATGAACACGCCATCTAATGAATCTGTCACAGATGCACCAGTAAAAGATGTATTGGCGGACGACGAAACATTCACAGAGCCAATAGCAAGCTTTCCAGCAGAAGTAACACTTGAAGAGCCTCCAGAATTCTTAAAAGAAGATACGGTTAATGGGGCGGCGGAAAGAACTGAAACAGTTCCATTTCCACTTACTGATACGGATGGATTAGGGACAGAAACAAAAGATGCCGTGATATTCCTACCATTAAGGCTTGCAACTGGTACAGTAAGGCCAATTGCATCAATATCTCCAGTTACAGACTCCAAACTAAAAGCATTTGAATTAATATTTGATCCAGCTACAGTAGAAATTGATCCAGAATTACTACGAACAGCAAATCCATTGGGCGTAATGATTGTAGCGCCATTAGATCCAATTGTTGTATTGCCAGCTGGATTATTAATAGCAACAACACCATTATTATAAAAGGTTCCTGCTGATGGCGCGATAGAAACATTTCCATCCGCATTAACTGTAAAACTACCAGAAGAAACTAGCCCAGTGATGCTGATATCTTTTGTCAGCGCTACGATATTTCCTGTCGAAACCGTATTACCGATAGTAATTGATCCAGTTGCCGTGCGAGATCCGGTTTCACTGGGAAGTTTTCCGTTATTAATATAACTAAATTGACCAGCAAATGCACTGTCTACTGCGCTTAGTGTTAATTGCGCAGTGTCAATGCGAGCACCGTTGCCAATTACAATGCCGTTTGGATTAAGAATATAAACATGAGCGTTGGATTCAATTGTTCCATTGATCACTGTATTTTGTCCGCCGCTAACAACATTAAGAATGGACGAAGACGCTGATGGAAGGCGATAAGATACCGTGTCTCCAGCAGCAACAGTGTCGGTTCCACTGCCAAAATTATTCCAATTAATAACTGAACGATCTGGGGCGGTAAAAGAAAGAGTATTTCCATTTACTTGAAAAGTCACTCCTGATGTGGTCTGCATGTTTGCGGCCCCTGTACTTGGCAGAGCAAAGGAGAAACTAGCAGAAAGCGCCACAAGACTGGCAATTAATACGGCCTTTAAAACCGAAGGCTTATTTGAATTGATATTGATATTACTCATAGTGAATTACATTCTACAAAGAGTGGATAATTTGTCAAGTAATCTTCTGCAAATCATTCTCTACCATTTTCTTAACAAGCTGAAAGAATGAAACTTTTGGCTTCCACCCAAGTTCATGTCTGGCTAAATTCGAATTTCCAAGAAGCAATTCTACTTCTGCTGGCCTAAAGAATTTAGAGCTAACGGCTACAAGTGGATATTTTAATTCTTTATGAATGAAAACTTCATTTATCGTTCCCTTATCTCCAAGCCAAACGCCTTCAATGCCAGCAGCGGCAAAAGCTAATTCAACAAACTCTCTGACGGTATGCGTTTCGTTAGAAGAAAGAACGTAATCAACTGGCTTCCATTGGTTTAACATCTTCCACACGCCGTCAATAAAATCTTCGGCGTCGCTCCAATCCCTTTTGGCTTCTAAATTACCAAGTTCAATTGGTTTAAAATGTTGCTGATTTTTTATTGAATTAACTATATTGGCTACTCCTTTTGTAATTTTTCTTGTAACAAATTCTTCTCCACGCCTAGTTCCTTCGTGATTAAAAAGCCATCCTTGAACAGCAAATAAATTATACGACTCTCTCCAAACTTTAACTATTTGTCTGGCAGACGCTTTCGATGCTCCATATGGGCTTCTTGGACGCAGTGGATGATTTTCGTCTTGAGGAGTAAATGCAACATCGCCAAATTCTTCTGAAGAGCCAGCATTATAATAACGGCACTTTGGAGCAAATTTTCTAATAGCTTCAAGTTGATAAAGAACACCCATGCAGTTAGTTTGCATATGAACGACTGGCATTTCCCAGCTAGTTCCAACAAAAGAATTTGCCGCAAAATTAATAAAAAAATCTGGTTTATATTTATCAACTATACCGCCAATGCTTTCTGGATCGTTGATATCCATGTGAACAACTTTAAATCTATCATTTTTGATATGAGCAATATTTTGATGATTTGGAACGCTTAAACGTCTTACAGTTCCGATAATATTGTAGCCTGTATTTTCGAGAAGATAATCAGCCATGTGGCTACCATCTTGACCAGTAACACCAGTGATAATTACTGTTTTCATTAATTTTTAAATCCTTTATAAAGTTTTACGTTTTCTTCAGAAAATTTTTTCGCATGGTTTTTGCTGACATAAACATCTAAAAATGAATTAATTGCTTTTGTAAGTTTTGGGCGTCTATCTTTAAAACAATAATCTACTTTTCGTTTCAAATCAGCTACTTCTTGATCAGATTTAGCTTCAGCTACAGCATCTTCAAGCTTCCACATTCTAATATGAAGAACAATAAAACGATCCATTATTTCAGCAAAACTTTCACTAAATTCAATATCATTAGCATCAAGTGGTTCTTTGTCGAATCGTTCTGCTATTTCTTCTAGTAAAAGTTCGCTTATTTTATTTATTCTTTCTGCTGACATATTAAATACTATTTAGATAAGAGGTTAATTCTAAAATATCTTTGTTTTTTAGCTGTGTATGTAAACCAACATAAAATCCATTTTTGTGCAAGAATTCGCTATTTGGATAATCTTGATAATTTCCATATTGTTTAAAGCATGTTTGCCTAAGCAAATTACCGGAAATTATAGGTCTAGTTTCAATAGAATTAGCTTTGCAATAATCTAGCGCTTTTTCCTTTTTATTAAAATCAAAAGGGATTATTGGAAGAGCAAAAGCTACTGGTTCCCTTTCTTTGTATGTAAGTGGCAAAAGATATGAATCAGAAATTTCATTACAATAAAGATCGTATAGGCTTAGTCTTTTTAGAATATGATCTTTAGCCTTATTTAAATCCAAAAGGCCAATCAAAGCTCTAATTTCGCAATTCCTAAAATTGTTACCCAAACAATAAAAGTCAAATCTACTATCGACATCAAAATTTAAATACTTAGCGTTGTCCTTTACAGAGCGTGTCATTCCATGATTTCTTAGCATTAAGAAGTAGTCGTATTCTTCTTTAGAGTTCGTGAATACGAATCCACCTTCGACGCTCTGAAGATGATGGCCAAAATATGTACTTGTAGTTGATGTTGTAAAAGATGATATATTTTTATCTTTATAACGACCAAAAGTATTTTCGCAATTATCGAACATTACTTTTACATTAAAAGTTTTTTCAATATTTAATAAACGATCAACGTCTGGAACAAATCCAAGCAAACTTGTAGTAAATACTGCGGCAACTAAATGAGAATTAGCTTTTAAATACTCTTCTAGTTGATTGTAGTCAAAAGAAAAATCAACAAGATTTACATCTATAAATTTTGGAATAAAACCTTCTCTTATAAATGGAGTTACTGATGTTGTCCAAGTTGTAGATGGGAATACTACAATACGCTTATCTTTTTCAAAATCCTTTAGTTTCATAGCTACCATTGTGTTTGCGGTAGATCCGCTTGAGCAATACACAGCATATTTAGCGTCCGCAAAATTAGCCATAGCTAGTTCAAGTTGATAAACTAATTTATCTTGAGTCCATCTATTTTTCTTATTTAAGATGAAATTGCAAATTTTTAGTCTATCAAAAAAAGTAAAATTATCTACATTTAGAGGCCACTTCATATTTTTAAAATATTAAACTTAAATAGTCATTTTTCCAGTACGGATATACCTCTCCGTTAATCGCTCTTTTTATATTGTCTTCGGATAAAATAGGAACTAATTCGTTTTCTCCGTGTTGGTGCAAATGAACATTTTGAGGGAAAAGCCAAGTCATGTCCTGACCGCATCTAGTATCATCGTTATAAAAATCAACAATCATAGGCAAATATAGATCCTCTATTCTTGGTACATTTACTATTATGATTGATTTAATATTAAAACAAGATGCGGCATTCATAAATCCGCTGTTCAAGCCTATAAAATATTCGCATGAAGCTAATTCGTTCAAAGAGTCTTCTACTGATCGATTGGTAAAATCAAACACCTTATCAAGGTTGAATATTCTTTGGGTTCCTATTTCTATAAATTCATAATTTGAATTTTTTATAAAATTTTCTATCTCTGCTTTGTATTTATCATCTAATCTTCTAGGATTTTTAAATCCTACATGAATAAGATCTAAACCGCTTGGTCCAGTAGAAAAGTTTATAGCTATTTTATTTTTTTTGACTATAATCTGTTTTGTCGGATATAAATATCCTTTTGGCATTAAATCTACTTTTAGGCCCAATACTCTCTGTGTCCGTTGGTATAAGTGGCCATTTCCGCAATAAAAAAATTCAAGTATTTCAGTTCTGACTCTTTGCTTGGTTTCAGAATTTCTTTGTAATTTATTATTGAAATTGCATAATGTCTGCCAATGTTTATTAGGAGAAAATATATCTATTTTTTTGCTATTATCGTTTGTCAACGATGTTAACACTATCGCATCCCCAAGACCTATGTTTAAAGTTGTTACGTCAATTTCTTGAAGATCTTTTAACGCTTCAATGTTTTGCAAAATTGGTTTAGAAAAACATTTAGAAGAATAAAATTTTTTTAAAATATCTTCTGGATCCGTACGCATTTTTAAACAGAGAGAATTTTTCTTTTAAAGACTATAAATCCATTTCTGACATTTTCGTTAAAACATAGGCATTCCCATTCATTGTCCTGAGATAGTTCAGCTGCAACTTGTTTATTTTTAATAGAATGAAATGCATCATCTAGAAAGAAAAAATTAGTTCTATTTTTCAATAGGGTGAATTCGCTATATCCTACAAACTCTCCTCCATCTATAAGGACTGCTTCATAAAAACTTTTATCTTTTTCCAAGAATCCAGCTTCGTGTTGTTTAAGAAATTCGACATCTCTATCAAACCATCCATTAACTACAGCTTTTGGATTCCATTGTCTTGGAAGGCCGTTGTGAGGAGAGTTCCAAATTTCATCAAAATTTTTATGTATTAAAGACTTATAAGAAATCGAAGATTCGTTATAACATTTAATCCAACTAAATTGTTTTGTGTTATTTATTAAATTGTTAAATTTATCTTTATCGATCTCTAGGCATGTTAAAGACTTTTCCGACATTGGCGACATTGCTTCAATAATACATGAAGTTGATCCCGTGCCATCCCATGATCCAATTTCTAGAAATGACTTTATTTTAAAGTCTTTTATGATTTTTATAATAGACCATCCAAATAAATCATTTTTTGTTATTTCTGGCATCGTTTTATTAAATATTAGCGTTTTTTTATAAAATATTATACTTAAAAAGGATTGCGAAATTATCTAAGCTTAATGGCTATTTAATATTAGTAATGATAGACTTTGATAGAAGTATCTGCGGCAATTTTGTTGTACCCATTTTCTCTAAAATTTTCGCAGATTACCGCTGTGTCGCAATCAAATTTATTTAATCTTTTATTAAACCCTCCAAAATTTATTCCTTTTTTTATTGGTTCGGCGTTATATTTACAATAACAGCTATAAGTTGACCACAGTTTACAAATTCCTTGATTCAAATCTAAATAAAATCTATCGCATTTGTCATCAGGTCGTGTAGCCCAAGTATCATAAAATATATTATTTTTATGAGTGCTTGCCGCAGACAAAATATCATAATCATGATTATTTATGATTTTATTTGTATCTTGAACGTTGTACTTTATATCAGGTTCGATGCAGATAACAAAGTCGCAATTATTTAATAATTCAGTTTTTAATGTTTTATTTCTATAAGTCGCAAGAAGCATTACTCTTTCCGAATCCACTACGCTACCATACATTCGTGTTTTAAGTTTTTGATTCAAAATTTGAACTCCATCAAAAAAAGAAAAATTAAAAGATTTTAACAAATCAAAAGAATTGTCAGTGGAATCGTTCTCAAACACAGAGAGATAAAATTGATGATCTGGATTTGAATCTACAGTTTCTTTTAATTGATTATACCAAGTATATAAATAGTGTTCTCTATTTCTGATAATACTGGAAATTAAAAATTTCATTTTCTGTAAAATTTTACATTTGAAAAAGATTGTAAACCTAAGCCACCAGCATAAGAAACTGCACTTTGAAGGTCTTGTTCAATTTCAATTAATTTTTCTTTAAACGTCATTCCATTGTCTTGAAGTTTTACTTCAAAACCTTCAACATTTTTATTATGTCCTTTTTGGCGCGCAGATGCAGAGCCATAGTAAATTTTATGCCCAAGTTCATTGGCTTCAGCAGCAGAGTCTAAACAGGAAGCGAAAAGAGATCCTGCCATAACCATTACTTCTGGATAATTCTTTTTAAAATCGCCATTGGTAATTTGTATGGGGGCGTCCATAGCGAGAACGATTGCTTTTGTAATATCACCATTTGTTCTAATTCCACCATCGATAATAACTGGAAATCTATAGTTTTCTGAATTCTCGTATACAGACAAAATTGTTTCTGGCATTCCAAGTCCAAATCCAGTTTTGCCATATGTAGAACATGCGCCACCTTGAGCAATTCCAATTTTAACACAATTGGCACCCCATTCAATTAAGTTTGCCGCACCACTCCCAGTGCAAACATTACCAGCAATAATTTTAGCTGATGGTAAATATTCTTTAATTATCCAAATCATGTTTTTCATAACCTGACTGTGGCCATGAGCAATATCAACCGTAATATAATCAATCGAAAGCTTTTCTTTTGCTATTGTTTTAATAAGGTTTTTATCCTCTTCTTTAACGCCAACACTTATGCTTGATGTCGGCCATGCCTCATGGTTCATTTTACGAACCAACTTTAAATTGCCATCAGCTTCTTTAAAGAATCTATGCATTACATAGAAGTAGTCGTTGAAAGCTAAAAATCTAGCTATATCCTCGTTGAGGACAGACGACATATTAGACGGAACTACTGGCAACTTAAATATCTTGCCTAAAAATTTAGCGCTAACATCTAAATCTGAGCGACTAGTTCCTTTGAAAAAATTTGGAGCTAAACAAATATCTTGATATGAAGACATACGCTAATCATAGCGTATGACCATAAATTTTCTACTTATTCTGAAGTTTCTGAGGAAAGATATGTATGAACCGTGGAAACATAGTCTTCAGCAATTGTGAGTTTGGCCGCAACCCAAGATTCAGTAATTTCCATAGGCGCTTCGCCGCCAGCTTCAACTAAAGCTTTAATCTCTTCAAGCTTTTTCATCATTGATGAAATGTTGATCATCGCCATCTCTACGGCCTCTTCTTGATAGTCAACTGTTTCTTCATTTTCGTCTTCCATTTCTGGAGCTTCGGTAAGAGTTGGGTTTTCGTTTAGAAGCATTTGCTGATCGTAAAGATCGTCGGCCAACATCAGATCTTCTGACATTGAACCTTTTGTTACTTCAGTAACTGATTTGCCCCCCTCCCACATTCTGCAACTCCAATAACGAGCTTTCCATTTTGGACCGGGATTCGTATCGCACTGGTGTCTTGCTCTGAAATTTTTGCGACGATTTGGGTCGTCGCGCTTGATCTCCATATTGGGATCTCCGAACTTTACCATCACAACATTGCCCTTTGGGTTTTTTACATAAACGCCGAATTTCTTTTTTGAGCCTGATGGCAAACGGAAGGGTTTATTTAAAGTCTTTTTCTCGGCATCTGTATATGTCATTTCGATTGACGCTTGAGCTTTTTTCCAAGCTTCTTTGCTGGGCCTGTCTTTCGAACCAGGTTTAGCTGGGCGGTAGTTTTTGCCCATTCTTTCTTTTTTCTTTCTGATGTTTTCCCAAAGTCCAGTTTTACCAGCCTCGGATATTTGCTTAGAAAAATCTAGTTCCATATGTTTATTTTACACGTTTTAAGCGCTTTTTCGAATGCTTTATTGGTATAAAAGGAGCTATACACAATATGATTGATAAAGCCATAAATCCACATATAAACTTTTCAAATTGTTTGAGGTATAAAATAGAGTTTGGATCATATATATTATGTATAACTTTTTCGCAAATTATATAGCCATAAATAGAGAAAACCAAACCTACAACTCCAAGTAATGAAACTTTAATTTTAGCGTTCATTTTTAACAAATTTGGCAGGGTTTTTGGATACGCTTTTTGCTAAATTAATCAAGGCGTCTATGATCTCTGGGCTTACTACTCCAACTACGCCATATGTTATGGCTTTTGTAATTGAGCTTATGTCCATCTGCTCAACAATAAACCAAGCAATTGTTGAGGTGATTGAGGCTACAATAATTTTTCTTAAATAATCAGTCCAGTTGCCTTTTTTTAATGGATTTGAAATTAGTCTGGCAAGCATTCCAGCCGCACCAATTATCGAAACCATCCACCCGCTTTCCAGAAATAATTTTAATAAATCTTTGTCCTCTGACATATTAAAATTTACACAAAAAATGTCAATTATTTTAAATAAAAAA